CATATCACAGTTTTTACAATAATTTATTTGTTTTGAAGTCACCGGTGTCTTTCACTGCCGTTCCTAAAGAGGGAGGTGTAGATATTGAAAGCGATGAAGTAGATACAAATCAATTGCAAGGATTAGTAACATTACATCAACCAGAAGAAATGTATGATGTTGAAAAACCAATGTTTCAATTTAATCTAAATTACTTGTTTGTTGCAGATGAACCTGTGTTGATGGAAATATTACCTCCATTCCTACTTCCATATGAATTGCCAGGAGAAGTAATTGGTGGTAGTTTTAATATTCATAGTTGGATAAGAAGTATAAGCTGGGGATTTGTTTTTAATAACACGCATGATAAGTTACACATTAGACGTGGTGATCCTTTGTGTTATGTTAAATTTACTCCAAGTAATTTAAAGACAAATATAAAATTACAAGAATGTATGCTTACAGATGAATTAATCAGAGAATTGGACAAAAAGAGATACTTGACACAGTTTAAAAAAGGTGGTATAATAAGTTTAATGAAAAGAGCATTAAAGTTAAGACCAAAAAAATTAATTAAAATAAAACCAAGGTTATGACAGAAGATAACGTAATTAAATTTCCAGAAATAAAAGATACTGTTCATATCTTAAAATTTAAAGTACCTGCTGTCATTAGAATGAACAAAGAGTCAGATAGTGATATAGCACTTGAAATAGAAAGATTAAGTCCAACAGAAGGCATAGGACAGGCATGGGTACCTGCAAAGAATATGCAAGAAGCAAAAAAGAAACTACACAAAATGATTCAAGTAACGGAGTGGTTAGATGATGCGTGAAGATTTAATGGTGCAACAACAAGTTGAAAACTTATGGCAACATTTTGTAGGTGTCATTTGTTTAAACCAAACAGGAAGAATGCAAGTCAAAAGGGTGTTACCAGAATTTTTTGATAAATGGCCAACTCCTGAAGCCTTCTTAAAAAGCAGAAAGTCTACTGTAATCAAAGTAATTAAAAGTTTAGGCTTTTACAATAGACGTGAGAATGCAATACGACAGATGACAAAAGATTTTTTAACTTGGGACGGAGAAGATGCTACCAAGTTATATGGCGTAGGAAAATATGGATCAGACAGTTACGAATTGTTTTATAAAAAACGTATACCTGATAACGTAGGCGATCATGAATTAAAAAGATACATTAAGGAAGAGTTTAATGCAGTATAGTGAAGTACCTTGGAAAGACGTATTAATAGATACAAAAGAATTTACAGTATTCAAAGACAAGTATCCTGTAACTGAAGGACACGTTCTTTTTGTGCCTAAGGTAGAAGACTGGGAACACTTGACAGCTTGTTTTACTGCCGCTTACAAATGGGGATATGATTGGGTAGAACGTGGTTATTGTGATGCTTTTAACATAGGACAAAATGTTGGTAAAGAAGCAGGACAAACTGTGATGTATCCACACGTACATTTGATTCCAAGACGTGTAGGAGATATGGATGATCCTAAAGGAGGTGTAAGAGGTGTCATTCCAGAAAAGCAAAAATACACTGACGAAGATGCAAAAAGAAGAGATGGTTCTTTTAACACACAGGAAATTATTGAAGCTCAAGAAAGGATACTTAAAAGAAGATGAGAATCGCGGCACTAGGTTGTAGTCACACTTGCGGATATCATGTTGCTGATATTCCTGAAGATGTTAGTCTTAATCATAAGACTTGGCCTTACAGTGGCAAGTGGCACGATAATAATTGGGCTGAGTTCTACATCAATAGCAAAGATGCTGACGGTGTCATATTCGCCAACAGTAGCAATGGTTGGTGGGAATACAGTGAATGGTTAAGTTTCTTATTTAAAAAATATGATGATATAAAAGAAGTCGTTGTACAAAACACTTATTGGAATAGATTTAGACTTACAATGATGGATCCACCTGATTACGAAAACATGGTTCCACATGATGAACTGTATCATTTAGAACACAAAAAAGGCAAGATTGACCTGTGGTTAAAGAAACTACACAATGATGAAAGAAAGATATTTGATATTCCGTTACAATGCTATCCTGAAGACTATGAAAAAAGATTGTATTTTAATGTGAAGTTTGATCCAAGGTTCATGATGGGTGCTCCAGACTTGAGAGCAGAGCCATACATGAAAGTAAAGACTTGGATGGAAATTATGAGCCTCAAAGCACAAAGAGAATGGTTTAAAGAAATGTTCATTCTACAAGAGCTATGTCGCCGTAATGGAGCAGAGCTAAAACTTTTTAGCTTAAATAAATGGACATGGATACCAGATGAAATGTTGATTCCTAAATTAAGGAATTCTTTTTATAATTTTGATTATATCCAAGTCGCAAACAGTCACGTTGAGGAATGGTTCTTACGTGAGAAGAAAGTAGACATAACAAAGAAAACTGTTGATGGTGAACATTTTGGAGATGATATTCACAAGATTATCGCTTTAGAATATCTTCCACAACAATTTGGAAAGGAAAAGAATGGCATACGATAGAAAATTAATGATAGAAGCTATGATTAAACACGCAGAAGGTCATATAGCCAAACATAAAGCCAACGTGGAAGTTTACTTTCACAATGCGGCTGGTGTAGGTGAACATCCTGATATTTTGGAAGCTATTGAAAAAGAATTGAATATCATTTCAATGTATCATGATCAAATTGAAATGCTCAACAAATACTTTTGATGCATTTAAAACTTGACAAAAAACCTAAATAAGTGTATAGTATACACTAAGACTGGAGACATCCTCGTCTATAACTCGGAGAAAGAAATTGAAAAAATTTGAAGAAATAACAAAACGTTTACAGGCTGATAAACATAGGTATTGGGCTGGTGATAATATAGCCCAATACATACACAAAGGCGAAAAAGAAATTTTAATTGATGAGGCAACAGAAGCATTCGAACAAGTCCTCGACAGACTACTAATAGATAGATTTACCGATCCCAATTCAATGGATACTGCAAGACGTCTTGCAAAAATGTATTACAATGAAATAATGAGTGGCAGATATCTGCCAATGCCAAATGCAACTGCTTTTCCTAATCATGTAGATGATGGGTACAAAGGTATGTTGGTTGTGCGAAGTGAAATCAAGAGTATGTGTTCACATCATCATCAACCAGTGAGTGGCGTTGCATACATTGGAATTATTGCGGCAGAAACACTTATAGGACTTTCAAAGTATACACGTATTGCACAATGGTGTGCTAAACGTGGAACACTCCAAGAAGAACTTAATAATGAGATTGCTAGACAAATAGCAAAAGCAACAGGCAGTTCTAACATTGGAGTTTACTTACAAGCAACACATGGTTGTTGTGAGAATAGGGGTATAGGTGCTCATAGTAGTTTGACGCAGACGACTGTGTTGAAAGGAGCATTCAATGATGACCCTGGAACTAAGAAGGAGTTTATGGATAACATTAAACTTCAACAAGAGTTTGCACCCAGATAGAAAGGACAGGTCATGGTTATGCAATACAAATTTAGACAATTTATAGTTGATGCTTGGAATGGTGTAATGAATTATGAACGTAATCCATTGAGACACATTCCAGACTTACAGGTTAGACACATGGTGATGCAGGTGTTGGCATTTATGTGGTCAGGTGTATTTGCTTTGCTTATCGCAGATAGCATTACAGTTTTTGCTTACAGTTCAATAGCACACATTGCCTTTATCACTGCTATTGTGGTTACTGTTGCAACATTTAAGGTTGCAGAAAGAAGCCCAAATGCTTTCAACTTTATAAAAGGATATCACTCGTATGGTAGAGGAAGACAGACTATGATTATGCGAGATAAGAATGGTAATCCTTATAAAATTAATTTACCAAAAGGTGACCCAGGCGGAGAGCATGAATAAATTGAAGTGGTGGATTTTAGACAACTTGCCAACAATATGGATCCTGGCCGTGTTCGGCTTCGGTCTTTTGTTGGCATATAACCAAGCAGGAATGTAATGGAAAACGAAAAACAACTCGAACTTTTTGATACTACAGATAAGTTCGGAGTGGATACTCATGCCGCTCCAAAGTTGCCTAAGGTTGACAAAGGTTTTAAAGCAAGAATAATTGATCCTAAGAATCAAACAAATTTAGGAGGCAGTTGGTTAAATTTAGGTAACCATGTTTTACTTGCAGGCTTTGTGGCTTGTATAGTGTTTGTAATAATGGCAAGTTATTAAGGAGTAAATATGCCTATACCAGAAAAAATTATTATTCCTGCAAACAAAGACCCAGGTGATGGTCATTTTGCAGTGAGTATTGTAAAAAGTATTTTTAGATTTGTAGCAAGTGCCATGCTTTGCTATGCAGGTTATTCTCTATGGTCAGAGAACAACTATACTGATATCTTTATTGCAGATGCAGGATTCTTAATCATGGCGGCAGGTGCCGTTTTATTTCTAGCTGAAGTATTGGGTATAATAGAGGAGATAGTTTAATGAAGGAAGGTCCAATGAAAGAACACATTGATAGAGATACTGATGGTGTTGTCAAAGCAGTTTTTATCACATATCGCAAGAAAAATGGTATGTTTGTAAAAGAAACATCTACTAGACAATTCATGAGTAATGGTGACTACCACGATAGTTACACTGATGAACCACTCATTAGTTTGGAGGGATAAATGTTTTTCAAATCCAAAAAACAAAGGCCACAATGGGAAGTAATGGCTGATGACGGAATGAACAAATTTTTGAAATTTGTTATATTTTGTATCTTTACATATGGTGCTTTTCATGTTATAATAGCACTATATGATAGGTTTAGCTAATGGATAAAAAAGAAAGAAAATACTATTACAGTGAGATATTTTATAGTATCCAAGGAGAAGGACACTATACAGGTGTGCCTACTGCATGGATACGTTTCTTTCTTTGCAATTTACAATGTAATGGATTTGGACAGATAGATCCAACTAATCCTGATACATATGATCTGCCTTTTTTGGATTATGATGTATCTAAAATAAAAAGAGTTGAAGACTTGCCTGTGTGGGAGAAAGGTTGTGATTCTAGCTACACTTGGGCAAAAAAATACAAACACTTGATGGGGCAAGAAACTCCACAGGTACTTGCAAACAAGATTGTTGATGTTTTAAAAAATGAAGACAATCCAGAAGGTAAGTTTTTACATCCTGTTAGTAAACAACATCAACACTTATGTATTACAGGTGGCGAGCCTTTGATGCCAACAGGACAAGAAGCAACCATAGGCATTTATAGGGAATTACAAAAGCAAGATAACTTGCCCAGTAGTATGACATTTGAAACTAATGGTACACAGATGTTGAAGCCTAACTTTATTGATTGGGTAAAAGAGATTGATACAGAAATATTTTTTAGTTGTAGTCCTAAACTGTTTACAGTATCTGGAGAAGAAAGCAAAAAAGCAATAAAGCCAGAAGTTGTTGCAGAATATAGAAAACTTTCAAGCAAAGGACAACTTAAATTTGTGGTTGGTGACAAAGACAGAGAATGGAATGAGATGGAAGAAGCATTAGAAAAATTTAGATCTGCTGGTGTTGATTGGCCAGTATGGATTATGCCTGTAGGTGCCAGGGAAGAAGAGCAGAGTGCAACGGCAGGAGAAGTTGCACAAAAGGCATTTAGAAGAGGATATAACGTGGCCGCAAGGGTTCATGTATATCTGTTCGGAAACGCAATAGGCACTTAGGAGGTGATAAAATGAAACCGTTACGAATATTATTAACAATTTTTGTACTGTTTATTGGTATCGTTGTTTACAAAGATGCTAGTGCAGTTGAATGGCAAGAGAAACCAGTAGTGTGTATGCAAAAAGATGTATTAGATGAAGGACTGAAAGAAAGAGGTGAAGTTCTTATAGCTGGTGGTGTACAGGAGACGACAGTACGTGATATGGAGGCATTGAGTACAGTTCCGGTATGGTTACCAGTTTCAATTTACAGTAATCCAATTACTAGAACGTATACAATAGTAGAGTATCATCCTGGTTATGAAAGCTATTGTTTAATTAGCTATGGTCAGGATTGGTATATAAATGGAGCACAATTATGAAAGACTTTATAAACAAAGTCAAGGATAAGTTCAAGAAAAATCCAAAAGAAGAAACGTCTGAACAAAAAAGACTGCGTCTTTTGGAAGAAGAAAAGAAAGCGGCCACAAAGGCAAAGAAACCTTGGGTAGCTGTCTTGAACACTCACGTTAACCATCATGACATAAAGAATGGATTCTTTGAGCTTGATTGGAACAATGAGTTTATTGAACAACTTCTTGATGCAGGCTACAAAGGCGAAACTAACGAACAAATTGTTGATGCATGGTTTAAAACTATTGCAAGAAACATTTTGGAAGAACAGGGACTTGACCCAAACAGGGATTCAGGTTATATTAAGATAAACAAAAGAGATGACGGAAAATCGGAGGTAAGTTAAAATGAGTCCAAATCCAAATTACATAAACATGATAATTAACTTTTCAATACTTGGTTTATTATTTTACGTTGCAGTACAGGTAAGCTAATGAAATACGTTTTGGTTGATACCGCAAATACTTTTTTTAGAGCAAGGCACGTTGTTCGTGGTGAGCTTGATGTAAAAGTAGGCATGGCATTTCACATAACATTTAACAGTTTGAAGAAGGCATGGAATGACTTTGATGCTGATCATATTGTTTTTTGTTTAGAAGGAAGAAGCTGGCGTAAGGATTTCTATCAACCTTATAAACGTAATAGACAAGAATTTAGAGATGCTTTGACTGAAGCACAACAAGAAGAAGAAAAAGTCTTCTGGGAAACGTTTGATAGTTTCCGTGACTTTATCACACAGAAAACTAATTGCACAGTTTTACAACATGATGAATTAGAAGCAGATGATCTTATTGCAGGTTGGATACAACATCATCCTAATGATGAACACGTTATTATTTCAACTGATGGTGATTTTGCACAACTGATAAGTCCTAAGGTATCTCAATACAATGGTGTATCAAATGTAACTATAACAAGTGAAGGTTACTTTGATGACAAGGGCAAACGTGTTGTTGATAAAAAGACTGGTAAAGAAAAGGCCGCTCCTAATCCTGAATGGTTGTTGTTTGAAAAATGTATGCGAGGCGATACAAGTGACAACGTGTTCAGTGCTTATCCTGGAGTGAGAGTCAAAGGCACAAAAAACAAAGTAGGTCTTGAAGAAGCATTTGCAGATAAAAGCAACAAAGGATATGCTTGGAATAACTTGATGTTGCAGAGATGGGTAGATCATGAAGGTCAAGAACACAGAGTACTTGATGACTACAATAGAAATGTAACATTATGCGACTTGACAGCACAACCTGAAAATGTAAAAGAAAAAATTAAAAATACAATATCAGAAAATGCACAACCAAAAAACATCAAACAGGTTGGTTTAAGATTAATGAAGTTTTGTGCAATTTATGATATGCAAAGAATAACTGATAATGCACAGGCTTATGCTGAACCATTACAAGCAAGGTATCCTGTATGAAACTAGATAAAAAGATTTTATTGTTATTAGGTGTTATTACAGTAGGATTGCTTTTTAGTTTAGGTGCGAACGCATATTTGTTAAAGGAAGTAACAGATATAAGGATAATATTAGATTCACAATTTGAAGTAATATCAAACATAATGATGATGTTAGGCTTTGAATTAAAAACATTACCGTTAATATAGGAAGGTACATATGACATCTTTAAAAGCAAACGAAATATTAAAAAACAAGTTTTGGATCATTGAAGATAAAGATACAAAAGAAAAGGTAGGAACATTATCAAAAGATACGGATAATAGATATATGTATTCCTGTAAAGATGGTTCATGGTTTTATGACAGCAAGAACACAGTAGAACGTGACCTAGGAAACATACTTTGGTCCAAGGGTAGTATTTCAGATAAGTCAAGTCCAAGCAAAGAAATATATGACTTGCCAACATCAACTAATCCTTATAATGCTATGTTTGATTTAAAAAGAAAATTTGCATTGTTTACAAAAAGTAAAAAGTCTAAAAGTTTATATTGTGCAGGTTATTTTTGTATTCACTTTGAAAAAGGTTGGGTAAAAAGTTTTTGCCCTAAATTAGTTACACTTGAAAAGTATGAACACAAAGGGCCATTTAAAACAGAGCTAGAAATGAGAGCGGAGTTAAGTAATGTCAACAGACGTTAAACCTTTAAACACTATCCCTTTGCAACAATACATTGATAAAGTTAAAGTTGCAGATAGCACTAATCAACAAGAAGTACGTATGACGCTTGTAGAAGCTAAAAACCTAGCATTTACACTAGCAGGTGTAATGTCAAGATTACATGGTGATCTTGAAAAGCTAGTAGACAAGCAAAATAATACTGAAGAAGTTGTTAGTGTTACCGTAGATGGTGGTAAGAGCTGGTAGCATAATCCAATAAACTACGTATATTACTCCTTTACTGAGATAAATATTAGTATAAGGAAGTTAATATGAGTAGACCTAAACCAACAGTTGTTTTAGAAAACATTAATAGAAAAACTTACAAGTCCGAACAGGTACTTGATGCGGAAGCCATTTGGGCAGTATTTTATAAGGATAAACCTTTTAATTTAAAAAGCTCTAACACACTGACAAACTATCCAGGACCTAAATATAAAAAAGTGTCATTTTCAAACCCAGGTCATGCTTTTAATCTAGCAAACAAATTAAATGAATTGTTTGATGTCAAAGATTTCACAGTAGTTAAGCTCACATCCGGCGAAACAGTTAAGGAAGAATAATGAACTGGAAAGAAACCTATACCAAGGTATTCTTGAAACAGGCCGGTATTGCAATAAGCGAAAGTTCCCTTGCAGAATATATGCCAGTATGGTGGCAGAATACCAGAGAAAAAGACAGTGGTGGTTTGCGTCTTACTGAAGCGGGTCTGTTATTCTTAATGGAAAAAATAGAACTTGCAACATATGATATTCCTTTTCCACCAGATTTTAAAATTACAACCCAGGTTGTAATATTTTTGGACAAGTTTATTGACTGTCCATACTTCCTAACAAACAAGGGATTGACTGTAACGAATGAAAAGAAGGCACTCGAACTGCATCTTTTCAGTGGCGATGTTCGTAAATATGGATTGGCTAAAGCATTAAAACGGACAGATGAATCAGTAAACCCTTGATTTTATTGGATTCTTTTTTGGTAAAATAATACATTTTCCGGTTGACCTTTTGAGTAATAGGTGCTATTATATATACATACTTAGAAATAAAGTATGGCACTGAAAAACTAAACAAAGGAGTACAAAGTGGAAAACATCGCAGTAAGACAAGTTAGCCCAAACAATGCAAAGAAAAGCATCCTAAGGGCATTCAATAAACAAAGACCAATCTTTATATGGGGACCTCCAGGTATTGGTAAGTCCGACATTGTTTCACAGATTAGTGAAGACATTGACGCATATATGATTGACGTTCGTTTGTCATTATGGGAACCAACAGATATTAAAGGTGTTCCTTATTATGCGGCAAACGATAACACAATGAAATGGGCACCTCCGGCAGAATTGCCAGATGCTAAAATGGCTAAGAAGTACAAGAAGATTGTATTGTTCTTAGATGAAATGAATTCAGCCGCTCCGGCAGTACAGGCCGCGGCATATCAACTTATCCTTAACAGGAAGGTTGGTACATATAAATTACCTGACAATGTTTTGATTGTTGCCGCTGGTAACAGAGAAGCAGATAAAGGTGTAACTTACAGAATGCCTGCTCCGTTGGCAAACAGATTTGTACACTTAGAATTGAAAGTGGACTTTGATGATTGGTTTAGCTGGGCAGTTAAGAATAGCATCCATGAGGATGTAGTAGGTTACTTGACTTTTGCAAAGAAAGACTTGTATGACTTTGATCCTAAGAGTCCAAGTAGATCTTTTGCAACACCTCGTTCATGGTCATTTGTTTCCGAGCTTTTGGAAGATGATGACGATGAAGCAACCACAACAGATCTTGTTAGTGGTTCAGTCGGCGAAGGACTTGCCGTTAAATTTATGGCACACAGAAAAGTGTCAGCTCAATTACCTAATCCATCTGATGTATTGGCTGGTAAGGTTAAAACTTTAGATACAAAAGAAATCAGTGCCATGTATTCCTTAACTGTATCTTTATGTTACGAGCTGAAGGAAGCCAGTGATAAGAGCGATAAGAAGTTTGATGACAAAGTCAATAACTTTTTACGTTTTGCGATGGACAACTTTGATACTGAACTAGTTGTTATGGGTATCAAGTTAGCTCTTACACAATATCAACTTCCAATCGACCCAGATGAGGTTGAGTGCTTTGATGAGTTCCATGAAAAATATGGCAAATATATTAAAGCCGCACAGGAGAAGTAATCCAATATTTTGGAATACTAGGGGGAAAATTTCGGTTTTCCCCCACTCTTTTTGGTTGACAAACTCAATTAAATATCATATAATAGTATTATAACAATTAGGAAAAGATGGCACAAATGACAACTAATATATCAACAAAAGAACAAGAAGTATTAGACAGATGGGAAGAGATTAAAAATGCCCCAGAAGTTGAAATTACTGACGAACTAAGAGCAGAAGTTTTAGATAAAATTATTGTAGCAAGGGTAGGACTATTACTTAGACATCCTTTCTTTGGTAACATGGCTACAAGGCTTGTTATTAAAGAAGCAACAGATTGGTGTCCTACTGCCGCAACAGATGGTAGACACTTGTTTTATAGTGTTCCATTCTTTGCAAAGATGTCTAACAAAGAAGTTGAATTTGTAATTGCACATGAGATACTTCATTGTGTATATGACCATATGACAAGACGTGAAGATAGAGATGCTATGCTTCATAACATTGCCGCAGACTATATCGTAAACAATACACTTGTAAGAGACGGCATAGGTGAAAAACCTGCAGATATTCCTATATACCAAGACTTTAAATATGAAGGTTGGACTTCAGAAGCAGTATATGATGAGCTTTACAAGAAAGCTGACAAAGAAGAATTAAAACAATTAGGTAAACTACTTGACGAACACATTGATTGGGAAAAAGGTGATGGTCAAAGCAAGTCTGGTAGTAAAGATGGCAAGAGTAGTAAGCCGTCTTATAGCAAAGAAGAACTTTCTAAGATTAGAGATGAAATAAAAGAGAACATGATGTCTGCGGCACAGGCCGCTGGTGCAGGTAAGACTCCTAAAGAAATTGAAAGAATGATTAAGAATCTTACTGAACCAAAGATGAATTGGAGAGAAATACTTAGACAACAAATACAAAGTACAATCAGAAATGATTACAGTTTTGCTCGTCCTAGCAGAAGAGGTTGGCACACTGGTGCAATCCTTCCTGGTATGCAGTTTGACGAAACTATTGATATTTGTATTGCAATTGATATGTCAGGTTCAATTGGTAACGAACAAGCTGAAGACTTCTTAGGTGAAGTACAAGGTATCATGCAAGAGTACAAAGACTATAACATTAAATTATGGTGCTTTGATACAGCCGTTTACAATGAACAAGATTTTACTGCCGACAACGGAAGTGAACTGAGTGAATACAAAGTTACTGGTGGCGGTGGTACAGACTTTAATGCCAACTGGGAATACATGAAAGAAAATGATATACTTCCTAAAAGGTTCATAATGTTTACAGATGGTTATCCTTGGGATAGCTGGGGTGATGATAATTACTGTGATACAGTATTTGTAATTCATTCAAATCATGACAAGAACTTACAGGCACCATTTGGTATCACTTGTCATTATGACGAGAAGAAGAGGGCTTAATGGATCAATTTCCATATTGGGACTACACGGCACTCTTGATTGTTTCTTTAATAATCATTAACGTATTGGTATTTTAATATGAAACCAAATGCACTAAACTTTTTTGGACTTCGTGAGGTCAAGTATCAGGCACCACATTTTGAATATATTGAAATAGAACAACAATACAATCTAGAAGATTCAATGAGAAAATGGATTGAAGGAAATCTTAAAGGCAGATATCACATAGGCAAAACAATGGTATTGGATTCCAAAAACCAATATAAAAACCAAATGAGG